CTTTGCGAGTAGCATTGTGTGCCTCGTCAAAGTATGCTACATCGAAAGTAAGCCCACAGTCATTGAGACGGCGCAGCGAGTTGTAGGTAGTGAAGAAGATACGGTGTGCCTGCATAGAGTCACACATTGTGTCAAAGGCAGCAATCTTGTTTGCCTTGGTTGTGCTGAAGTGGATAGACTCACCGCTGTGGATGTGAGCGGGCACAACATCAGGACGGTTGATGCCTGCATCCTGAAAGAACTCCTCACAAAGCTGTGTAGCAAGGAGAATACGAGGAGCAACAACAGCAACAGTCATAGGACGCTCTGCATTAGCAAAGCGTTCCGCGAGATCTTTGATCATGATCATGGTCTTGCCGCCGCCTGTGGGAACGATGATCTGACCGAACTTGTACTGCTGCATAGCAGCGAGAGCACGTTGCTGGTGGGGGCGGAGTTGCATACTGTATGTCTGATGTGAATACAGTATGGCATGAAAAAGGGGGTTCGTCAACCCCCTGTGCCACTTATAGAACTGGATTTGCTATGTTCCAGTATATCTCATTACCTTGCTCATCGAACTCCCGAATCCACCTACGAGTGACTTGAACCTCGTCAAATGTATCATACTTCGGAATGTGAGCAATAATATCTACCAATTCAGATCCTCTGAATACATGTTCGAGCCTAACTTGCGCGTCTCTGGTTGTATCTGGGATGAGTGCGTAGATGTCATCAACCTGGGATGAGTTTAAGATCTCATACATCATATAACCAGCGAGATGCTTTGTCAATGACTGCCTGAAAGAGACAGTTCTGATTCTATCTCTTGTCAATGGTTCTCTGATGCGATTAGCAAAGAACTCATTTTTGGGAATCTCCGAGATCTTACGGGGGTATGCGAATCTAGACATCCAGGAGACTTCATTCTCTCTGCGAACAGTAATAATACCTCTACAATAGTTTGGTGCGTTACCTGCATACCACGCTAGTTTTTCCAGCAGAGGATTCTCGTAGTGTGATAGTTCAAAATATCTATCAGTAACTGTACAACCAGTGATATATCCACCAGAATCATGATCATGACCGATAAATGCAGTATTGCCCTTTCTATTAGGCAAGACTATCTTATCTAATTGATCATAAAGATCTCGATCAGCAGATGAATGTGTCTGTGTAATATAATCACCACGATATGCTCTCCAACTAGAGAATCTCATTCTAATCTTTGTTCTGTAGGCCACAGGTTCTGCACCATTGTGGTAGATGCCGAAAACCTTCTCCTCATCCTTGAGTGCTTCAACGTCAGCAATCGTAGGATCATACTTAAAAATGACACCGACTTGGTTTCTTACACCAATATCCATGTCTGGTTTGTATTGACTGTCATACAGTGGTGTATATCTGTATGGCATTTCAGAATAGTCAGCGAGTCTCTCTCCACTGACTAAACTATATCTTTCTGTTACTGTATAGTTGTCGGAGAATATCATTCGTTGTCTAGGATAACTTGTCCTTCAGCATTGTATAGAGCATAGAAAATATATTGCTCTGTAGGTGTGCCTTCCTGTTGCGCTGGGAAGCTATCCTGCAAGAAGTTCATCACATCACCCATCTCTTCCAGTTCCAATACAACATGCTCACTGTCTTTAAACAGGATCATGTAATCAACTGGTAGAGCATCATTGTATATTGCAATAGATGCATTAATAGCATCTACATCAGTGCTGTTATTCCATCCGTAAACGCGGAAGTAAACTAGGGGTTTACCAGCGAGCGCAGCATATCTTCCGATAAATGTCTGCAGATCATATAGTTGATATTCTACGTTATCCATTTGTTTGTAATTTCCAGGCTACAGTGATACGGAGGTCATTGAATAATCTTGTAGTTGTTGCGGCAGAATGATAAACCATACCAGGGAATAATATACCTCGATTTGGTTCAAACATCACAGTTCGTAGTTCACCATTGTCGGTGTAAAACTGTGTACCACCACCCCATTCATTGGCCCATCGTAGGTTTGCATACAATAGGAACGTTCTACCTCTCTCATCAAAATGATCCTGATGGAAAATACCATCTAGACCATATGTATGACCATTGGCATACACACTTTCAAGAGTAAAAGACTGTTGTGTCTTTTCCTGTATCTTATTTAGAAGGTAATCAGAAAAGAACACATCATCGTTGAGTTCTCTCTTCCAGAACTTGGAGCATATTTGATAGTTAGGATCCGAGGGATGATAGGAAGTATGTCCAAACTCCCAACCTGGACCTTGTAACTTTTCGCATATTTTACGGAAGGTAAGGTGATCAAACACCTGCTCATAGATTTGGAGGTTATCATCTAATATCTTACATGGGTCGTCCATATTCTCTAACCAAGTTCACATGTATTTGTTTGAAAGCGTTCCAATCCATTTCATCTTTGGATAGTTCTCTTCCCATTGTAATTAGTTCTCGTCTGATGAAAGAGTTTTGAATCAAAGACTCATGCCATCCAACAATAACCTTACGACTACCTTTAGTAACTGGTTTGACACAATGCCACAGGCCAGTGTCATATAGCACCACAGTTCCTGCTTTTGGTTTATGTTCTGTGACTACATCACCTACCTTGATAAGTAGTTCACCTCCCTCATAATCATCATTGAGGAAGATGCTCATGCTGATGTCTGAATTTACACCACCACAAGGAAAGTTATCACGATGCCAATCATAAAACTGACCCTTTTTATACCACACAAGGTATGGTTGTGATGCATTCTTTAACAAGTAGTCTAGTTTTAATGATGATATATCTTCCCAACATTGACGGGCAACAGTTTTATATTGATCAGACTTCATGTACTTTGGAGTCATGACATCACAATTTTTTACCACTGACCCGTATTCGGGTGGGGGACAGCGGTAAAAGTTATCTTCTATAAATTGTGATGAATAATATTGTATCTGCTTTTCATGAAGCAGGTCAGTCAACCAAATCATTAATGTCCTCTTCAGTATATATTTGCGTGTAATCAATACCCGCTTCAACGAAGTCTTCAAGTCTCAATAGTTTCATCATCTCCTTAACTTCGGTAGAGACAATCTTCTTACTCTTGAGATAGTTCTGTCTCATTGTAGAGATATTGGTCAATCTAGACTCAATCAAATCTCTAGAAGAATCGGTGTCTCTTGATACCCACTGATCATCAGTTGCTAGATATGCAACAGCATTGCCATCTTTGTCTAGGCCATCAGGATATGCTTCTCTGTAGAACTTTGGATCGATAGGAAACTTAAATGTCTTGATTGCTCTGAAGAAGTCAAGTGGTGTTGGATAATCTCTTGGTTCACCAAACTTGAGATTTCTAATCTCTTGTCTGTATCTAATCCACAGATCTCTTTCACCCTCATATTTCTCTTCTACGTCAGGACTCATGCGCCAGTCAGTAACAGCGAGAATAGAATTCTTTTCATTCATTCTCTTCAACCAAGTAGACTCGAAGAATAAGAACTCTTCGTCAACCTTCTGAAGACGTGTCTCTACATCATATAGTCTTGCTGTATTTTGAGCAGTGATGAAAGTTCTTACTTTCTTCTCTAACTCAATAACTTGCTCTTCTGTATAACCAGTGAAAGTATACGTGCTATATACTTGCTGTTGTTGAGCAAAGTCAAACTTCTTCTTCTTTCTCTGACAGTACAAGTAGTTGTCACTATAGAAGAACAATGCTTGCATCTGATCATTCTCTGTGTGCCAAAACTCACCAAGTGCTTCTTCTTTGAAGCGATCCATCATCTCACCAGATAGAGTGATACTAGGAACATATTCCCTACCATCTGGTAACAACACTCTGGCACTAGTGTCGTTAATGATTTTGTTTTGAAAGTCAACTTCTAATGTTGCACTTCTAGCGAGTTGTGTTGTCATTAATTTGACCCAGCTTTAATGTACCATCCTGTCACTATGTATTTATCACGGTCTCCCATGACAAGATTACCCTTGTGTACGTGAGTCATACCAGCAGGGAAGATAACTACTGTTCCTTTTTGTGGTTTGATTCTACGCTTTTGATATAAAAATTCTGTTTCACCACCATCATCAATGTCATTGAGATAGATCATCCATGTTAGTTCTCTCTGTGCAAATCCAGACGATGCATTTTCATAGTGCCATAGATGATAACCACCGCCAGGTTCAGTCTTCTGGAATTTAATATCCATTGATGTCATTGGCACAGTTTTCAACTGCGAAAACTTATGACTGTAGTGTATAGCACAAGATTTAAGAAATTGGTTAATTTGTGTAGACCATTTCTCACTAGCATAATTTACTAGAAATGCAGTATCATCTCTTTTGAGGTTGCCACCATACATTTCAGAACCTTCCATGATATCAACATCAGACGCAGAAATAGTATGTCCGTTCACCTCATTGATAAAAGAATCACCATATTCTACAAGTCGATCACAAAATGCGTCTGGTACAAACTTTTCCCAAACACCAATAAAATCATCGAATGAGCATTTTGTCATCTGCTCATTGAGCATCAACTCAAGCGGCCTGTAAGGCGCAAGTTCATTTTTTGCCATGAAAATTAATATGCTTTGATTATATATTTAACTTTGTGGAACTCGGGTAGAAGTTCAACTTTTCTGTTAGGAGAGAACGCAACGTTAGGAATTGGTTTCTTAATTGATGTATTAAGAGTAAATGTTCCTACGTTCAATTCCATACCAACTTCCGCTTGGTTGAATGTTACGTTGAGTGTTGTTTGTGCTGCACCCAATCCTTCTCTTCCACTGCCCCATCCACTAACATTACCATATGAATAGTCTTCTGTCAAGTCAGTAACTGGTTGTAGTGTAATAAGGTGAGAGTGAGATTCGGTAGCACCACTATCACCATCAAGAATTGGTGGGGTGTATGAGTCAACTCTAACAAACCTTGGGTTAGTGTCAATCACAGCAGTAACTCGTCTAGCTCCAGAACCGCCATCTACACCATAATAACCAGTAGAAGAGGAAGCAGTAGAGACTTCAAAGAAGTAATTATCACTGACTACACTATACGGTGATGGCCACCATGTTTCTGCAACTAGAGTTTGCATTACTCTCATGTTAGCATCACCACTTTGGTTTGCAGCACCAGGGCCACCATTTAGACTACCGTTATATGCTTTAGTTTGGATGTCACCAATCATCTGGAATACGATTGTTTCTAGATCATCAACACCATCAATTTCATCCCATTCAAGTTGGAAGTTTGGTGCATGAGTCGCCAATGCCGCCATCCACAAGTCAACAATAGTTTGTGTATCATTCTTTGCAACACCATCAGTATATGCACCGAAAGGATTAAGTTGAGCAGCACCAAGTCCAGCACTACCATCGTTAGATAGTCTAGCATCTCCAGGCAATGCTGCCATGCCTCTATCAGTCCATTCAATTAATGGATCACCACTAACACCATCTACCAGTCCAGTAACATATAGGTGAGTATGTGGAGGAACTGATACCAATGTATCAAGTAGAGGTCCGATCAATGCTGTTACACTACCAGTAATACTAAAGTCAATATCAGCAGTAAGATCTGCATCAAATACAGTCTTAACCGTGCCTAGAGAGAAGAAGTTACTTGTAACACCAGTAGTGCCACCAGCTTCACCTAGAATCTGCTCATAAGGATTATCACCAGCAACGTCTACATCATCAACATACCACCATCCACCAATACCACCAGGCTCGTAGATACTACCACCAGCATCAACTGGAGGGAACGCAGATGATGCTCTGTTGCCATCAACAACACCAGTACCAACTAGTTTTCTATTTCTTAAATCAGGAACTCTAAACTGTCCTGTATATACTTTAGTTGAGGCGTCATAGCTTACACCCGTACCACCATACGTTTCTTCAATGACTTCATACAGATCAGGATAATCTGCAGCATCATACAGTTCACCATCACACTCAAGATAACCTGGGAATCTAGAATTTAGTTCACCATCTAGTGTACCATAAGTTCCATCAGGTCTCTTAAGAACAGGGACAACTGTACCGATAGAATGTCCATCATCCTTACTCTCAATAATATCACCATTAGAATCTACAAGTGCATTCTTCTTACTGTACCACGCACCTTTGAGATCTGGTGGTGGTGGAGCAACAGCATAGTTACTGACCTGCCAAATAAATTGGTTTGGGTTTCCCGTACCCACCGTAACGGTTGTACTTACTTGACCAGATAGTCCAGCGGCACTTTGAATAAAGACACGGAAAGAATCATTTACTTCTGGATCAAATGTTACTGTAGATGATGTAGGAGTAGCAAAATCAACAGAGATCAGCGCACCATTTGTAGCAGAAATTGTGATTGGTCTGTTGATACCACTAACAGATACAATAGAACTTACAACCTGTGTGTTTGGTACTTGGTTCACCAAGTTGTTTGGTGCAGTAAAGTCAGCATCAGTGTCAGGACCAGTGTTAGTAACAATCAGCCATGGGTCAGGAATAAAATCACCAACTTTAATCTGCATTTGTACAGATCCACCAAATGTAGCAGATGATCTATTGTAAAGGATAATCTTATCACCATTGTTCACCTTGGTTGGGAACAATCCGATAGAACTCTCACCACCCTCGGCATACTGAATTTTAATTCTAGGTTGAGTACCAGTTGAGTTTATAAGAGTAACATCAACTTCAGTACCAGTTCCTAGCCCTGTAATGCCATTAGGTAGTGGTCGTGGATCAGAACCAATCAATGCATCTTCTAGCACATCAGTAAGATTATTGAAGACGAAGGAATCTGGTGTTGTGGATGGGAAGTTACCTGTAGTAATTGACCAGTTGGATCCATCTGGTTCGTCGCCAATACCAAGTGACGTGGTTGTTTGTGCCCCAGCAGTATTTTCAGAACGGAGACGAAGTTGTAGATATTCTCCGTTGTTAATTGTTGGATAGTTAGGGCCGACGACTTGCAAGAATGGTACTGCCTGTGAACCAGGAACACCGTAAATTGCAGCAATCTTCGAGCATGTTGTACCTGCTTGATTTGCAGCGATAGAACAAGTTTGGTCTAGTTGAATAGGACCAGGAGCGTCTGCAATAACACCAGCAATACCATCATCTAAAGTATTGATCTTGGAAACAAGTTTACCACCTTGAGAGTGACCAAACAGATAGACATCATTAACAGTTTTAGTACCACCTTGCGCTGTGATATATGCATCCAAAGAGTTCTTAACCCATTCTACGGCTGCTCTTGCATAGGGTAGGTTATCACCAATTAAGAAGTTTGCATTTTCTGTGCCAACACCAGCCAAATTATACTGTCTTGTGTTAGAGACATGATCTTGAGGATATGCAACCGAGAAGATAATCTTATCTCTTACATTGATGTTGGTAACACTAGTATCTACAAATCTATCGAGCATGTCTGATGCTGCATCTGCGATAGTTGATGTTCCACCCTCGGGAATAGTTCCGTGGAACAGAACTACAACATCAACCGAAGCATCTGTTAGACCTGTAGGAACATATAAAGAACCTGCAACTGGGTATGATGTACCATCAATAGTTGCAGTCTCTCCATCATTAGGGACAAGATCAAATGTTGCGGATGTAATAACACCAGGATCAGTTGATCCTACAGCATTTCTAATTGCTGCCTGTAATGTAGCATCTGTTGTAAATGCATTGTGTCCACCAGTAGCAACTGTTGTGAGAGTTGCTGTAGCATTACCTGGGACTGCTTGAACAGCAGTGACATAATCTTGCAACCATGTTGGTTGGTTACCACCACCAGTGGTATCATCTAGTGCTTGAAGGAATAGTATTGGTGCAAAGTGTGTGCTGACGTAAGACTCAAGGCCAATCTGTTCATACTTCGATGTCCCACCAGTATTCTGCAGAATCTCATATCCATCAGCAGTAGTGAACGTTGCATTACTGCTAGAAATACCAACATAAAGATCTGTATTTGATGCGGTAATTAAAGCAGTATCACTTAATCCCTGAACCTGCAAAATGTTACTATAAACGTCTTTGTTCAGAGGAACGTTGGTGACATCATCAAAATCAGGGAATGGTTCTGGAATGTTTGGTGGTGGAACTTCCGTGCCAATCGTCCATCTTTCTACTCTAGCACCGATAGAAAGATCAGCAAAAGTATTGAGTCCAGGAGCAGTATTGGATCTTAATCGTAACTGAAGTTCATCAGTATTCTCTACAGCAACTTCTCCACTAGGAATTATCCATGCGCCAAATTCTGTTTCGCCTTGACTTACACGTTTGATTCTGATAGAGAAATTATCAATCTGTGCAGCAAGACTACCAGTTAGAGTTACAGATGCTGTTGTGGTTGGAGTTAGACCAGATACAGTAATAATATCTTCTCCAGGTCTTGTTCCATCACCATACACATACATTACATTGGCATCCGCATCCTCAAGAGGTGTAAACGGAAATGGATCAGGAGCAAAATCCTCTGGAATTGTTGTAATATACCAGATTGTCTGCTGATCACCAATCTGAATGGTGACACTTTGAGTAGTATTCCACTGCGAGGGCGCTTTAAATTTAAAGCGTACTGTTTGTCCCTCGCTTACATATACTGGTGTATTAGAAAAAGAATATGTCATGGAATATAGTTACCGCTTGCCATTTCTGGTAGTTCCCACTTTATTTAGGGGACTATAGTTGACGCACATCTATGAAGATTCCGCTGTTGTCTATCTCTACTTGAACAGGATAGTCAGCTTTAATTTCCACAGGGATATCAATATCATCGACTGTAAGTTGTTCTGTAGTAATTTCTACGTCAGGAGTAACAACTGGTTCTTCGTTTTTAAGAGACTCTTCAGTTTCAGGAATGTCAATAGTATCTGGTAACTGGTCAATATAGGGATTGATTAGAATACTATCAGTGTCTTGTAAGTTACCAAGACCAATACCAGTCAAGTTAAAGTTGAAACTCGATGGTCCACGATTAGTCCATGTCGGTGCATATGCATATGTTGATGTTGATCGATCAATATCGAACGTCTCATTTGTTACAAGACCATCTAAATCTGTAGCAATCACTTGCAGTCGATAACTTACATCAGAATTAACTTCCGAATGAGATAGAGATATAAATTGTTGTCCATAGTTTACTGTCAGTGGTCCAGAGAGAGATACATCTGGTGGTTGCCACACAGTCAAAGTAATCTCATCTGAATCTGTACCACCAAGACCCGAAGCCACAGCAGTGTATGTAGTTGTAACTGTTGGATTTACAGTAACATAAGAAGTTATGTTTGATGGTCCAATACCAGGAGTAATATTTACTGTAGATGCATCACCAGTTGTATTCCATCTCAATACCGTACTATCTCCACGGGGCATTGCTTCTTCATCGAGAGACAAAGTAACTACTGGTGGAATATAAACAGTTTGGAATGCAGTTCTATCATGCGTACCACCACTGTAGTATGCAGTCATTGACCAGTTTCCTGTTTGTTGTGGTTGCAGATTTATTGAAGTAGTTCCAGTAACATTGTATGTGTTTCCATCTGGAGATGTAAGAATTAGAGATGAGATAAACTGTGGATAACTAGTAGTCCAAGAAACTGTTACTGTCTCGCCTCTAATGATAGCAGAATCAGATGTAGTTAGAGAAGTAACTTCTGGATTAGCAAGATCATATGTAATGGTCACATATCCATTTGAATAGTTGGCTCCCTGTCCACTGTAATAAGTCGTATATGATGTTACATAGTAACTTCCGCCGCCACCTCCACCACCTGATGGATACCTACCAGCGCGGTCATCGGCACCTTGGCGACCACCGCCACCACCAGAGGCACCGCCACCACCGCCACCTCCGCCGCCGCCGTCAAATCCTTGAGACGATCCTGTACCACCATTAGAAATGCCACGGATAGTTCCAGAAAAATTACCAGCGTTTCCGCCGTTGCCACCTCTCAACCAAGAGTCAGGAAAAGATCCACCGCCTGCTCCGCCGCCGCCACCTGCGAGGATAATATACATACCTGAATAACTATCAAATACGCCAGTAGCACCACCGCCGCCACCTCCACCGCCAGAACACCCCTGCGGACCAGTTCTACCGCCAGTCCCACCGCGAGCCACACCAGAGCTACCACCACCTCCATTACCACCATTTGCCACACATCCAAATCCGTTTCCTCCCTGACTACCTACACGAAGAGTGAGTGTTCTAGCCACACCAGTAGCAGCAGAATTACTTCCTTCTAATCTAAATGTGCCTCTTCTTCCATATCCGCGAGTGCCACCAGGAACACCACCATCAGATCCACCGTTACCACCTTGGGCACCAGCAACAGTGATGAGGATGTTGATCCATCTCTCACTCACAGTAACAGAATGATTACCAGTTCCGTAATTAAGAGTTGGCATTATATCTCCTCTACATTGGTAAAAAGACCGCTATCATCAATCTCAACTTTAACAGGTGAATCTGATTTAACAGGTACTGGTATATCTATATCAGTGACCTCTACTTGTATTAAAGTTTCTTGTAATGGAGAAATAACAGGGTCTTGG